AACGCAGGGAACCCACTCGCACGGATATATTTCCGAAGCATACCTAAACGCCGCAACCAGCGACGAGTTCACGGTGTATCTCAACGCCGTAGGTAGTGCCGCAGCCATCAGCATCAAGTCCCTCACCTTCACCGTCCATACGCTATGAGCAGTATAAAGCAATCGTTCACCCAATGGCTTGGGATTGAGCATAAAGTCCCCGTGATGCTTGAAAACAAAGCGGGGAAGTACATCACCTACGGGGCGTTTAACGAGTACCCCTACTATCTACTTGACAACTATCGCCGCAGTTCAAAGCACAACGCAATCGTCAACGGGAAGGTTAACTACATCGTGGGCGGTGGATGGCAACCTGGGGAAAAGATGACCGTGGAGCAGCAGGCCCGCTACGCTAAGTTTTTTGACGGGCTATCCGAACACGACGACCTGAACGACATCACCGAAAAACTCGTCCTTGACCTTGAACTATTCAACGGGTTTGCGGTGGCGGTGACTTGGAACAAAATGGGAACCATCGCCAAGATGGAGCATATTCCCTTTGAAAAAATCCGAGTGGACAAGGACGAGCGGATGTTTCAAGTCGCTGACTGGTACGACGATGCAATGGTCCAACTATACCCCAAAATCGGGGATGTAGAGAAAATCCCCGCCTTTGATGCTGACAACCGCATCGGTAAGCAACTGTTCTACTATCGGGTCTATGCAGCAGGCGTTAAGTCCTATCCGCTCCCCGAATACATGGGAGGGTTGGCTTGGATTGAAGCCGATGTGCAGGTGGCGAACTTCCACAACAACAACCTCCGCAATAACTTTTGGGGCGGGTACTTGATAAACTTCAACAACGGCATCCCGACACCCGAAGAGCAAGGCGACATTGAACGGCAGATTAAACGCAAGTTCAGCGGGACGGACAACGCTGGACGCTTCGTGGTGACCTTCAATGACGATGTCAGCAAGGCTCCGACCTTGGAACCGCTGACCCCGTCCGACATGGACAAGCAGTTTGAAATCCTCAACAAGGCCATCCAATCGGAAATATTTATTTCGCACCGTGTAGTGAACCCCATGCTATTCGGAGTGAAGACCGAAGGCCAACTTGGTGGACGGCAAGAACTGGTGGAGGCTTACGAACTATTCAAGGCTACCTATGTGAACGACCGAGTGCGGAAGGTGGAGCGCATGATAAATTATTTGGGTTCCTTCAACGGCGTGGAGGGGATGGAACTGATTCCTGTGGAACCGATTACGGAGCAGTTAAGCGAAACTGCAATGATTCAAGCAATGACACCCACCGAACTGCGGGAGAAAGCGGGATTGCCTGCTATTGAGATTAAGACCGAAAGCAGCGTGCAGGATGTCATCACGGCCATTAATAGTCTCTCCCCGCTCGTTGCAAACAAGGTGCTGGAGTCAATGTCGCCGAACGAAATCCGTGCTCTTGTGTCGCTTCCTGCGAAGGCAGAGGGCCAAGGGCTTTCGCCTGATACGGCAACCGAAGTAAGCCCCGAACCAACTGCACCGCAGGGGTTGGCTTCCAACGACAACATCAAGAAATTGTCGGGCCGTGAGTACCAAAACCTCATGCGAATCGTCCGCCACTATGCGCAGGAAAAGATTACTTTGGAGATGGCCCGCACGATGTTGTCCGCTGGTTTCGGTCTAACCCCCGAAGAAGTGAACACCCTGCTTGGCGTGCAGGAGCAGGCGTTCAGCGAGCCTACATGGGGCGAAGAAGACAACGAGGACTACGGATGGGGGGACGAGGAGTTCAAGGTCTTAGAGGTGGTCGCAAGTAAGTTTGGTAGCAGCAGCGACGAGTATGTTGTCATGCACAGTAAGCCAATGCGGTTTGACACCGACTTAGACGACCAAGTGCGTCAAGCGTTTGCTGAACTTGGGGAGGAGGAGAAGGAACTGGATAAAAAAATTGAAGCCTACCGCAAAAAGAATCGGGACGCAAGCGTGGAAGAAATGGCCAAGGAGTTCGGGGTGAGCAAGGCGAAGGTCGCCAAGCGGGTCGCCTACTTGATTACCAAAGACCGTTATCCCATCGCCCGTGCCGTGGACCAAATCGCCGAGGAGGGCTTGCCGAAAAACATCAAGGAAGTAGCCGAGCCTGTGCTGGAAGTGAGGTACAAGTATTCTTGGGCGGCGGGTTTCAGCAACAAGGACAAACGGACCAGCCGTGAGTTCTGCAAGGTCATGTTGGACTTGGCTGACGCTGGGAAAGTCTATACCCGTGACGACATCAATGGTATTTCCAATATCATGGGATATAGCGTTTGGAATCGCAGAGGCGGTTGGTATCACACGGCCAGCGGAGTGAACCGCCCCCAATGCCGCCATGTGTGGGAGCAGCAACTCGTCATCCGTAAGGGCAACAAAATTTCAAAAGCATGAAGGCACTCTTTATCAGCGAACAAACCCTGCTGGACAATAGCGTAATAAACGAGAATGTGTCGTTTACCCAAATTCGGCCCACCATTGTGAAGGTGCAGGAAATGCGGATCCAACCAATAGTCGGATCGGCCCTGTACTCGGAAATGGTGACGCAAGTGGTGAGCGGCACGACCACGGCCTTGAACACTACCCTATTGGAGGACTACATCCAACCCGCTATGGTGCAATGGCTCTACTATGAACTTCCGATGGTGCTTGCGTTTAAGTACATGAACAAGGGCATGGTCCGCCGTACCAGCGAGGAATCTTCGCAAATGTCCATGGACGAGATTACCCGATTGACGGACAAAGTCAAGAACGATGCCGAGTGGTACTCGGAGCGAATCACCAGGTACTTGATGGAGCAGAAGGCTAACTATCCGCTATTCAACTCACCGCCATCGGCCCTTGATACTATTTATCCGAACGGGACCAATTACAACACAGGGATGGCCTTGGACGCAAGAACCCTGCGCCGTGGTGCTGGGCTTGATAGGCCATGGCCCTACGGTTACGACCCCTACTGCTCCAACTGCTGAACATGGGCGCACACTCTAAAAACATTTTGAAACTCCAAGCATATGTCATGGATAAAAATCAAGCAGGCACTCCTTGCGCTTGCAAATGCTCACCCGCAGGTGAACTCGTTCGGAACGGGCGACCCGCTTGCAATCGGGACCGACAACACGATAAACCTTCGCACCCCAAGCCGTGAGCGAATCGTCTATCCGCTCGTCTTTGCGGATGTTCAGTCAGCGAGTACTGATTCTGGCACTCTTAATTTGGTGGTTGGTGTATATTTCTCTGACCGTGTTGAATCCATTGCCACGATGGGTGGCGTGGTTTCGGGAAGCCCGACGCTGGGTTGGCAAGACAATGAAGACGAGGTTTTGAGCGACCAACTGCAAATCGCACAGGACTTCATATCGTCGCTCACAAACGACCCAACGCAAGAGTGGACGCTAAGTACCAGCGTCAGCCTTACGAGGTTTGTAGAGTCCCGTGACGACCGCACGGCGGGGTGGGTGGCTACGCTATCGTTTGCTATCCCGTACTCTCACTCTGTTTGTGAAATTCCTTCATAAGATACATTTACCCTAAAGCAGAATTATGCCAACTCCAATCTTACAACAAATGCTCGGACAGGGCGGTTCCATGGAATTCGTGGACGGAGCCGTGTCAAGCAAGAACTACGACTTCATCGTGGTGAATACCGCCTGCACATTTTCCGCACTTACGGGAACGGGTAACGAAAACCTGCTGACCGCCTACGCTTTGAGTGGCAAATCCGTTTCCGCTGGAATAGTTATTTCGGGAAGGAACGGCGGCAAGATTACTGCCGTTGACATTGATAGCGGCTCGGTCATCGGTTACACCTTCCTCTAAGCAATGTTCATCGGCTACGGCTACGGCTATCCGATTAACCCGTTCCAAGGTTCGTTCCTTGCGGCGGCGGCATGGGCTGCCTTCAACGCCCGTGCTGATGCGGATGGAGCAACCACGGCAGAGGCGGCGGTCAGTAATTGCCTGTTCGGAAGATTCGCTACGATTTACAATTTCTAAGAATGCCGACACCTTCGCTTCTGATAGTTCCATCCCGATTCAAGTCGGGGAAACTTTACTCGCAACTTCCAACCAGCGGAGCGGGTGATTTCACGGTCACCCGTGCAACCACCGCAACCCGTGTCAATGCCAGCGGACTGATTGAGTCGGTGGCTTCGGGGATTCCGAGGTTGGACTATTTCTCAAGCGATGGAACGGTTGGGTGTCCTGCGCTTTTGGTGGAGCCGAGTGGGAGTAATTTGGCTTTTCATTCTTCTGATTGGACGAGTAATTGGAACGCTGGGACTGCAAGCGGAACAACGGTTGTCACAAATTCAGCCATATCGCTTGCGCCCGACGGAACGGCCACGGCAAACGAGATTTATCCAACAAGCGGAAATACAAATCATGTAAGGACATCAAACTCAACAACTGCCATCACTTATGTAAGCGGTAATGTTTACACTCAATCGGCTTTCTTTAAGGCTGGTATTGGCGTTGGAATACAAGTGCAATTTCATAATCCAGCCGCACGATTTGCCCAGTCAGGTTATGCAAATTTTGATTTAATTAATGGATTGGTTTCCGTTGTCAGCGGAACAACTGCAGACACAAATAGAGCCGCACGAATTGAAAATTATGGGAATGGTTGGTATCGTTGTAGTTATACGGCGACCTGCACATCATCTGGAACAGGAGTTGGAGTTATTCCGACTTTAATAGCCGCAAGTGGAGATACTCGTTCTCCATCATTTTTAGGCACGGTCACGGATTATCTTCTTGGTTGGGGCGCACAACTTGAAGTCGCCTTTGTTCGAACCTCCTACATCCCCACCACTACCGCAGCGGTCACCCGAAACGCCGATGTGATTTCAATCAGCGGAGCGGTCAGCGGGTCCATCGGGCAGACGGAGGGGACGATTTATGCGGAGGTTTTTGTTGATTTTAATAATAGAGATGCCGATATTTTAAGTCTTGATGGAGGCAGTACGAGTGATGGATTCTTTATGAGTATAAGAAATTCTTCGGTTGTGCAGCTCATTGTTAGAACGGCATCTGCAAATGCGTTAATTTTCCAAAGAGCAGGAGCTTATCCAACAGGCGTAAATAAATTAGCAGTCGCATATAAAAATGGCGATTTTGCTATTTGCTTAAATGGCACAACGGTTCAAACGAACACAAGCTCCATAACAATGCCCTCTGTTAGTATTAATAGGGCAGCTTTAGGTCAAAATAGATTATATAGTTTAAACCAACAACTCCGCATCCGTGCTGCTGCTTTATACACCACCCGCCTAAGCAACGCTGAACTCGCAGCCCTCACAAGCCTTTAACAATGGCTACCTTCCGCAAGTTCGCATTCCCCAACCAAGCAACCGCTGACAAGTTGCTCGCATCCCTGCAACGGCTTGACACGGCCGTTCCCCTCGGAGAACTGGATGGCTTGGTTTGCTTTGACATACTATTTCAAGACGCTTATCCCGATTCCTTGGCCCCCTACATCGTTTGGCCCGCGCCTTGCGGGGTGCATTCCTTCCTCGGATGGGACGCACAATACGCCGCAGATTACCAAGAATTTGCAACACCGCAAACCAAATAACATTTCCAACTATGGGACTATTTAACCGCCGAAACGCCAACCCCGACCAACCAAAACTTCCATTTATGCAATCAGCCATCATCGCTCTACTCCGCCACTTGCTCACCTTCATCGGTGGTACACTTGTCGCCAAAGGTGTCATTGATACCGCAACTTTGACCGAAATTATCGGAGCAATAATTACCTTGTTGTCAGTAGGTTGGATGGCCGTGGAAAAAGTAAAGGCTAAACCCGAAGCACCGAAGGCGTGAACCTAATTGAAACCACCATCATCGGCACCATCAGCGCAATCGTTGGCGGTGCAGTTGCTTGGCTAACACGGGGACGCTTCACGGCGGATTCCCTCCAGGTCAAGCAAGCCCAAGCGGTCCTTGCTATGTGGCAGGCAACCGCCGAAGCACAAAACAAAGAGTTAACAGAATTACGCAATGAACTTGTAGTTTTGCGTCAACGGATTGAGTGTTTGGAACATACCATCCATACGCTGGAATCCGAGAACGCAACACTAAAAGCCATGCAATGATTCTACCACTCACCAAGCATTCACGAAACATCCACGACATCACCTGCCAATCGGGGCAGGAGTTTCTTTTAATGAGCGACCTTCATTGGGACAACCCCCATTGCGATAGGGGGCTGCTGACCAACCACCTCAAAGAAGCCCAACGGCGCAACGCAGGAGTCATCGTAAACGGTGACTTTTTTTGTTTGATGCAGGGGAAGGGCGACCCCCGACGGAGCAAGGAAGACATCCGTGAAGAACACAACAACGCCAGGTACTTGGATTCTATTGTGAATACCGCCGTGGAATGGTTTGCACCCTACGCCAAGAACTTGCTGCTGGTTGGCTACGGGAACCACGAAACCAGTATAATCCACCACCAAGAAACCGACATCCTGCAACGCTTCGCAAGCACCTTGAACTACGCCACAGGGTCAGCGGTTGAGGTCGGTGGCTACGGCGGCACGATAGACATCCGAGTGCAACATGACAACCTCCGTGGGGTCAACTTCGTGGTCCACTACTACCACGGCGCAGGGGGTGGTGGACCCGTCACCAAGGGGGTCATCCAAGACCAACGGTTGCTTGCATCCACCGAAGGCTACGACCTCACTTGGATGGGCCATGTACACGAACTTTACTATCACCAAAACATGATTCACCGCTATGACCGCTCCACGAAAACTCTACTTCAAAAACCTATTCACCAACTTCGCACGGCGACTTACAAGGAAGAATGGGACGGCGGTTACATGGGCTTTCATACTGAACGAGGAAGAGGCCCGAAGCCTTTGGGCGGATATTGGATGAAGTTGGAAACGAGCAGGAATAGTAGCAAGGACAACAAGGGACCAGAGTTGCAACTGCACGCCACCTTCACGCCTGCGGATAGGTTGTACTGATACGAATAAATCGTACGCCTAAAGTAGCGGAATCCGCTACCTTCCGCAAAGGATTACTCTGCACGACTTACGCTGCATTCACCCATCCTGCGTATCGGAGGCGGTTAGGTATAGGTAGCCGTACTCTTTCTCCGCATTGAACTGCGGGCAAGCCTTGGTCACCCCTGGGAAGTCCCTGTGTCCGCAAATGCGGGCCTTTGGGTATTTCTGCAACCAAGAAAGAAGCACCCCTGCGATGGCTTGGCGTTGCTGGATGGTGCGGTCGTCCGTGTCCTTCCCGCCAATGTAGGACACATGGAGGCTCGTTGCGTTGTGTCCTGCAACCCCGTTGGTCACTTTGTCATCGGTAGCCAGCGTCATGATGTTCCCGTTGGGTTCTATAATCTTATGGTAGCCCACCGCCTTCCATCCCAACCCATCCTTCCAATGGCGGCGGATGGATGCGATGGTGGTGTTCTTCGGAGTGGCCGTGCAATGCACAACGAGGTGGGTTATTTGGCGCATGGTTATTCTTCGGGATTAAGGAGTGGGTAGTAACAAACGGTATGGTCCTGCTCGCTGGGCAACTGGGATGCGGAAACTTCGTGGATCCCTGCCCATTGAGCCTTGGAGGGGTCGTACCCAAGCAAATCGCAAGCCCTGCGGTACTCGCACAGGAGGGCGTGGTTCTGCTCCAAGTCTTCGGGCGATATGGCTATCATCAGCCGCTCCAAGGCATTCGTGAGGGCTTTGGCGGGTCGGGTAGAGTGGTAGGTCATACCGCAAATTTATACGCTTTCGGGTGCATTTATGGCGAAAAATGGGAATTTATACGCTATCGGGTGTAGGCTCTAAAAAAAACTTTCATAAAAAAATGACTACAATGGTCGCAAAAGAAAAAACCGCCGTATCTTTGACCTACAAACCAACCACAAAACCACAAAATCATGACAAACCTCCTCACCAAATTGACCCCAACCGCTCAAGGCCAAATTGCTTCTCTTTCTTTTGAGAATAAAACAATGGTTAAAAACATCCTAAAAACAAACGCCTCTACCTTAAATATCAGCATTGAAGATATTTACGCAGTAATGAGCAAGATTGGATTCACAGACAACCCTATCGTTGATTTTATGGGATTGTTTGTTTACCAAAATGGTCAAGAAATGTATGACACCATTATTGAGGTTCTTACAAAAGATATCTTTCACAAACATGGCGTGACCGCCTAAACCCCACCGAGGGGTGCGCCTCGCCAACGCACATTCTTTTCTTCCACCCAGTAAACCACAAAAAAAAATGACTACAATGGTCGCAAATAGAAAAAGCCATTGTAACTTTGACCTACAAACCAACCACAAAACCATGAAAACTATCAAAACCCCCACCCACAACTTCATCGCCTTGTTTGACAATTCTTTGTCTATCAACTTGAC